TTCTTAAAACCATACTCATCTTCGGTTAGTTTTACACCTCTGTATCTTTCTATGATTCTCATGGCTTGTTCAAAGTCACCATTTAAAACCTCTTGACACATATGGTCAATGGCTATCGCATCACAATATACAGTTTCATACGATAATGTTTCACCATTGTATGCTATATACGTTGGTGTTTCTGCATCGCTATGAGAACCATTATATACGTCTTCTACGTCAAACCAATCAACTTCCTTATCGAATGGTATATTCTTAACTGCTCTGGCAACTAATTCTAACCAGTTTTGTATTTCTCGTCTTATGCTTTCCATGATTATTTGGTTTTTAATTCATCTAAATAAATTATTTCGTAATTGATGCAGACATATTCTCTACCTTCCATTTCTGAATCCTTCCATACTTCAATATCTCCAATATAGAAATTGTCAACAAATAATTCAATTACTTCTTTCTTGTCTTGATACGATAGTTGGTCGTATCTTTCAAACTCTACGTGGTCTTCTTCTCCGATTAAATTTAATATTTCCATGATTATATTATTTTATATATTATTATTCATCATCCTTGTTCCAGAATATAATATTTTCTGGTGTCATTACTTCAGCACTAAACTCATAGAGTCCTTCAGTAGTTTTCATGAATTCAAATAATTGTTCTGATTGCCAAATAGCGTTTTGGACTCTACCACTACAAATCTTGATTATAAACTCACTACCTTCCAAATCACAATGTGTTAAATCAAAGGTAAATGGTGCGTCTGTAACTTCTTTCTTTATGAACTCCGTTACATTTTCTTGTAGGTTATCAAATTGCTTTTCAGCTTGTTCTGTTGTTTCGTATGTGGCTATGATTTCCACTTCTCCGTACATTCCCATTGGTTATAATTTTAAATGATTAATGATTTATACAATATTACGAATAATAAATTACTTTACCAAATTATTCGTAAGTTTTTTTACTTATACTTCTTCTAAGTCAAATAATACTTCATAGTCACGAAAAAATGTTAGACTATATTTAGTGTCAGTACCCATCATACTAACTCTATTGGTATCATTTGCTATATCGTATAGGTTCATAAGTCTTTTGTCTTCCATAATACCCAAAGGTACAACTTCTTTTATTTTAACTTTATCGTTAAGTGTTTCTTTAAGACTACCTAAAGTGCTTTTAGTACCATCTTTATTAATAACCCAACAATGTGTGTCATTAAATGTTTCAGCACGTTCTTCAATTGAAAAGAATGTTCCTTTGGCTGATTGGTAATACTTGTACCTCTTGGTATCGTAGTGAGTAAACCATGTACTCATACCTACTAATTGTGATGTTTCTAAATCGAAAACTTTACCTTCCTTAAATAATTTCATAATGATTAATTTTAATGTTGTTTACAATATTACGAATAATAAATTACTTTACCAAATTTTCTTGTAACATTTTTGCAAGAATTTGTGTAATTGATTCTGTAACCACTTCTACATCAACACCTTGATAGTCTAAACCTACTTCCCAATTATCTTGGTCTTCTCTCCAAATAAGGTTTACATATTGAAATGTATATGGGTGCTTTGCGTTACCAATAAATTTACCATCTATTTGGTTATCATCATCAATTTGAACATCAAATACTGGTTCGCCATTAAGGTTTTGAATAGAATCCCAATCTGAATAGCTATCGAACTTTCTAACTTGTGTTGGTATTCCTTTACCTATTACCACATATTGTTTCTCAGATGTGTTAAGAATGACTCTATCAATACTTGGTAGGTCTGTTTCAAACGTACCTATTGGGCATTCTTCATCATCAATGATTTCTTCAAGGTTTTCACCTAGTTCTGTTTGTACTTTCTCAAAAATTTTTCTTTTTGATTCTTTTATTATATCATCTTCTGTTGAAGACTCATCTACTACTACTCTTGTAGCAAATGAATAATAAACTAACTTAGCTACTTTACTCATGGTTATATTGTTTTAATGATTAATGTTTGGTAAATGTAAGGATAATATTTTAATTATCCAAATAAAACATATATTATTTTATATATGCCCTAAGAATCTATGTGGTTTAGCATAATCNCTTTCAACATATCTCTTTGCTGATTCTTCACTTTCACCCAAAGCGATTTGTTCTTCAATGATTACTTTTTTAAAACCTTCAATCATCTTCTTGGCTACTTCGTGTGATGATTTATTTCTTGCATCTGATACTCTACCATATTCATTTGATGCTAACTTATCTAATAACATAAGAAACAATCTAAATGATGATTGTTGTAGTGTTCTATGTTCTCTACAAAATGCGTTAATAAATTCTTCATGGTCACAATTATAATTGTTCACAAAGTTAGTTAATTCGTTTGCTAATTCTTTTCCGTTTAATTTCGACATAATTCGTTTTTTTAATGTTACGTTACAATATTACAAATAATATTTAATATATCCAAATAAAAAATTAAATTTGTTTATGTCACAAATTATTACTATATTTGTTACAAATACATAAATAAGATATTATGGGAGTTAAAGAAGAAACATCAATAGATAAGATTAGAGAATTACTAGTAAACAATATTAATAGGATTGCTAATCAACCAAAGGATGAACATATGTTTTTAACAAATGAATATTCTTTAAGGCTTCATGAAAAAGAAGTTTGTAAAAGACTTATTAGAATCATAGATGAATCTGGTCTAAAATAAAAAAGCCACACATTTCTGTATGGCTTATATTATATAGTATGTAATTTATTTACCCTCTAGGGTATTTATCTAACTCGGTTCTGATTCTATCAACCTCATCCTTAGTAAATCGGTAGACACCACCATCTTCATTCTTCTCCATATCTAACTTTTTATATGGTAATCTAGTATATATGTCTTTTTCAGAAAATCCAGCATCTCTGAACACACCGACTTTAGTAACGGAACTGTGTTTACCACCCTTCCAAAAGTTTTGAATGTCTTGGTATTCTATTTTTTCTTCTTCTTCAGAATCTTTTTTCTTAGAATCTTCTTTCTTAGAATCTTTTTTCTTAGAATCTTTTTTCTTATCTTCTGATAAGTTTATCAAAGATTCATTAACAAGTATTTTAATATATTCTTTACTCATTTTTAGCTTTATATATAAATATACGTCAAAGTGTTAAAAATACCAACTATCACAAATTTTAGGATAGTTATGTACACAATTGTGTGTATATTATTGTTCTTTACCGTTTATGAATAACTTAATGGGGAGTATTAAATAACCCTTGTCATCGTATTCTACCCATGCACCTTCTTTAACACCATTCTTGTACTGACCAGTTACTTTGACAACACCATTTTCGTGTTTTTCTTCGTAGTATTCATCGTATTCAACAAACATATTATTATTCTTTATTTATAAATATCTAATAATTATAAATAATCATTTTCTTTATTTATATTTTTACTTTGATTTATTATGATTTTATTAACTACTTTACCATGTCTATAACCTAACCAGAATAAAAAAGAATGTGTAACTACTAATAATATAACTGTCATTGATTTTAAATTTAACTTTACTTATGCTTTTATGTATGTAAATAAATATACTTGATTCATTAATAAATTAAAATGTACACTATAGTGTACATTAAAACATATCAGTCTCCAAACCAAATCTTTTAGATGCCACTCTTAATTTTTTCAATGATTTCTCTTTTATTTGTCTTATTGCTTCCCTGGTTAGTCCCAACTCAGTACCTACCTCGTGTAAATTCATAGGTATTCTACCATCTAAACCATAGTATAATTTCATAATATGTTTATCTCTTGGACTCAAAGTTTCTAATAGGTTCTCCAAAACTCGTCTTGATGAATCACCTACAACTAAATGGTCTGTGTCTGCGAATTCCTTTGATTCAATAGTGTTGTATAAGGTTTCACTTGAGTCTGATTCAAACATAGTAGGCGCATCAGCTGAAACTACTTTTGATTCCATTATAGCAACCATGTCTTTAATTTGTTTATCACTATAACCTTCAATATTACCTAACAAATCTTCCAATTCAACTTCCCTTTGTAATTTTTGTTTGCATTGGTCCACTTTATTTTTAAAGTCAGTCATTAAGTTAATTTTGTTTGTTGGTAATTTAATAGTCCTAGTATTTTTAGATAAAAAAGCTAGGATATCTTTCCTAACATACCATACAGCATAGGATATAAATTTGTTACCTGTAGTTGGGTCGAATCTCCTAGCGGCTTCTAATAAACCAGAATTACCTTCATTAACTAAATCTTCTAAAGATGCACCATTTTTAGTATATTGCTTAGCAACACTAATTACAAATCTAAGGTTTCTCTTAACCAACTCTTCTATAGCTACTTCAGCTTGGTCCATATATACTTGACCTTCTTCCTTATCTTCACATTTTTCATATATATTTCTATATTTAAAAGCTTTCATAGCCACTTCAGCTTCATCACTTGGTGATTTAAATGCTTCTATTTTAGACACTTCTTTTAAGTAAGTGTTAAATGATTCGCTACTTCTATTTGTAAATGCTTGTGTTATCTTTAATGGTCTCATACTCTACGTTTTATTTATTTGTTTTTATTATTTAAATCTTCTATCCAAGTCCCTCTGGATATCTTTTGTTTTAATACTTTCTCTTTTATCATAATTCTTTTTACCACTACATAACCCTATAGTTAATTTTATAAGACCAGTACTAGTAATAAACAAATTAAGAGGTATTATAGTCATACCCTTACTCTCAACACCCTTATTTAATTTATCTATTTCTTTTTTATTTAGTAATAACTTTCTCTCACGATATGGGTCATGAGCATCATATTTATTACTCTTATCGTTTGGGGAGACATGCATCCCTTTAACTAAAACTTCACCATTTCTTATGTAACAGTAACCTTCTTTAATAGAGACATTACCATTTTTAATAGGTTTTATTTCAGAACCAATAAGTTGAATTCCAGCAGTGTAATTATCAATTACATTGTAATCATAATACGCTTTTTTATTAACTGATAATTTATTCATGAAACAAATGTAATAATTAATTTTTTAATTTCCAAACATTTTACTTAAAAAATCTTGGATAGTTGATTTTGGTATATTATATTTATTACTTAATGCTCTGTGGCTCATGGTGTTATTATATCTATCATTAATAATTTCATTACCCAAATCTTCTGTTATATAAGTTTTCCTTGAGTGATTCTTTCTGGATTCTTCATCTCTATCCATCATATTTTCTGACTGAGTACCGATAGCTATATTGTCATATGAGTTGTCAAGTGAATCACCATTCAAATGCCTAACAACCATACCCTTATTAAATATTTTATCACCATACTTCAAATAAGCTTGAAACTTATGGTGNCTTACTGAGAATGATGATGTGGTTTCTGTCCTTACACTGAACTTTTGGTAGCCGTCATATGCACTACCATTAATAACTTTACCAGATGGGTTTCTAACAACACCAGTAAGGTCAATTGTATAACCTTTCTCAGTTATATTTTCTAAAACCAATTTTAATTTACTCATAATTAACCCCAATAAATTTTTATTAATTATAGATATCACTAATTAATCTATTAACGTTTGAACATTGTTCATATTCTTCAACACCTTCATAATAGTATAAAGCATAGTGAAGTGATTCTTCCCAATCGTCCCTATCAATATCTATATTTATAACCGACTCAATATTATTAACAATAAATTCGGCTACCTTAGCTTTATCTAGATTATTCTTCCAACTATTTTTTATTGATTTTACTATTTGTTTGTAAAAAATATCTTTTTCATATTTCAAAAAATCTGATATCTCATCATAAGAATCAACTTCAATTTTCAACATACTAATTTAAGTTTAAATTTAAACCACTAGATGAGTTATCTTCATCATCAGCATCTGAAATATATAAACCTTCTATCTCATCACCCAATTCATCCAATACTGTTATATCTAACCCACCTTTACCGTCATAATTTACCAATACTTTGTATTCGCCTAAATCTATAACATCACTTTTTGGTATTCTCATATTCATAGTTTTATCATTTAACAAGGACAAGTATACGAAAAAATTAATAATAAAACAAGAGTTAATTATTATTTATGTAAATTTTTTCTTTCTCACCATTATCCCAATATATTATCACCATACCAGTATAAGTATCATCTACAGGCTGTCCTAATATATTATACCTCCCAATAATATATTTTTTTTCAGCCCTAACATTAACACTTATTGGGTTAAATGTTTCGAATTTACCATCATAATCGGTTTGACTTAATCTATAATAGTTATAACCAGATTCTGGATTTATATGTGTATAATTATATGTTATACTATATGAACTATTACCAGCACCAGGTATTTTATATAATTCATTCCAAGCATAACCATCCATACTATGTTGAATGGTAAAGTAATCATTATTAGCTTGTGATGCTACTACCCATTCCAGTTCAACTGATGGGTCAATATACTCATCAACTACTTCCCCAACGAATGATACTAGTTGAATAGGTAATGCTCCTCCTGTATAAAACATAAACCTCATATTAGGTCTTATGTTTGTTCTTGTTCCATTTCCTGTAGGATAACTTCCATCATTATAATCGTAAGCTGCTTTATTACTTGATGTAGTATAGTCAAATGCTGGATAAGGTGAAGCATAACTACCATCTCTATTCTCTAATTTAACTACGAGGTTATTTGAATTGTTATACGCAAAGTCTTGGTCTAATGTAATAGTGTTCCACCCATGAACAAATGTAATAGACCCACTAAAACATTCCGTATAATCTGTAACTGTGATATCTGATGTAACATCTTCTGCTGGGCTACCATCAAACTGAGTTGCTGATGTATGACCTAAAAATATTTTTTGATTATTCATCGTATATGATGATGGACTACTATCATCAACATAAAACGAAACGGATTTAATTGTTCCAGCTGTATTAATTTCAGATTGTGTGTAAATCATTTCTGACCAACTATAATCGTAATATCCGTATGCTGGTACTAGTGATGATTCCGAAGTTCCTGTACCTACAGTTGTTTCTGAATAACCACTCGCCATTTCAGTAACTGATATATTATCTATTTTGGCACCATAATCCCATGAAGCAGTATATCTAAAATCAATTGAATATGTTGTTCCAGCTGTTACAGCTAATGAACCTATATATTTACCGTTATCATCAGAAGAAACACTGACTAATGTGTGTATAGGGTTTCCAGCCGAATCATATAATTTTATTATTAATGTGCTACCTGTGTAATCTTTAAATGCCCAATCAAACGAAACATTTATTGTGTTCTGTGTTGGTGTAAATTCTCTTGTTGCAAAACTTATATCTTGAACACATGATGATGAACCATAATCTATACTCGCATAATTTCCTGTAATATCTCCAGACGTACCATAACCACCAGAGCCATCTATTCTCCAAATATCATTCGAGGTACAACTAGCGTGATTAGTCCATTCATATTTCCATACAGCATCGGTTTTTGTGGTTGATGTAATATACCCTGTTGTTGATGACTCGAAATCGTTAGAATATAAGGTCGTTGTTTGAGAAATAACATTGTTTGTTATGAATAACATAACAAGTGTTATTATTAAAATTCTGATGTTATTTATTCGTACCATAAAACTATTTTTAACGTATGTTATTATCTATAAATAGTTAAAAAAAATGATTTCACAACCTAATAATCGATAAATCTATATTCCTACTATCAATACTAACATTTTTAACTATAACACTAACCTCATCACCAACTCTATATTTAATACCTGTATTATAACCAATAACACAGTGATTTTTTAGGTCTGAAGTGAATGTGTCTTCCCCTATTTCAGATAATCTTACAAGACCTTCACAATTATTTTCTGGCATTTCAACAAACACACCATAGTTAGTGACACTGTTTATAACAGCCTTATAAATCTTCCCAACTTTATCTGACATATATTCACATTGTTTAAACTTAATCGAGTCCCTGGAAGCTTTCTGAGCTTTTATCTCTCTATTAGATAGATGTTTACATTTTGGTTCTAATTTATTTTGTTTCATCGTATCTTTATTATTTAAAACTCTATCTAAGGTTCTATGCAATATGATATCTGGGTATCTTCTAATGGGTGAAGTAAAATGTGCATAATCAATAAACCCTAGACCATAGTGACCAATATTATCTGGAGAGTATTCAGCCTTTTGCATGGTCCTAATTACTAAGTTACTTACAATATTTTCTTCTGGACTACCTTTTACATCTAGTAATAATTGGTTTAACCCATATGTTATATCTTCTGAATTATTAATTTTTAATTCATAATCAAATTGTTTAACATATTCTTTTAATTCGTTTAATTTATTTTCGTCTGGTTCAGCATGCACTCTGTTTGGTATGGCAACTTTTTTCTTATTTAAGAATTGTGCGACTCTTCTATTAGCCAATAACATATATTCTTCTATTAGTTTATTGGAGTCCTTAGAAGTTTTAAAACTGATACCTACTGGTTTGTTTTCCTCATCTAATTTAAACTTAACTTCTCTACTATCAAAAGATATAGAACCATTTTTAAATCTTTTAGCTCTCATCTTCTTAGCTAATGTATCTAAATCTTTAATAGCGTTAACTATTTGTGAGTTATAATCTTTTGGTAATGATTCAAAAACTTCTGAATAATCCTCACCTTCAATAATTAACTGAGCTTCTTCATATGTAAACCTATGATTGGAGTGTGTTATTGTCCTACCAAACCATTCTTCTAATATTTTACCATTACTATCAAGTGTAAAGACTGCTGAGAAACACAATTTATCTTCTAATGGTCTAAGACTACAAACACCATTAGATAATCGCTCTGGTAACATAGGAACCACTCTGTCAACTAAATATATAGACGTACCTCTATTATAGGCTTCCTTATCTAAGGAGGTGTCTGGAGTTACATAGTGCGACACATCTGCTATGTGAATACCAACTCTAATATTATCACCAATAGTTTCAAAAGATAATGCATCGTCAAAGTCCTTTGCAGTATCTGGGTCTATTGTGAATGTTAGGATATCTCTCATATCCTTTCTTTTCTTTATTTCGCTTTTTGGTATTCTTAATTTAATTCTATTAGCCTCATCCTCAACTTCTTCTTCAAAGTTATATGGTAAACCATACTCATGTAGTATAGAATGTATTTCTACATCATTATCTCCACACTCACCCAATACTTCTATGACTTTGCCATTAGGGTTCTTAGCACCCTCTTTCCAGCTAGTTAGCTGTGCAACTACTTTCTGACCATCCTTACCGCCTAACAATTTTTTTATTGGGATGAATATATCAGTCTTCATCTTATTTGAATCTGCGATTAAGAAAGCAAATTTATCTGAAACCTCTAGAGTCCCAACAAACTTAGTTTTAAACCTATCAACAATCTCAATAACTTTTCCCTCAAAATCTCTTTTTTTACTATCTATTATTTCAACTTCAACAGTATCTAGATGTAATCCTCTATTGAGGTTTTTTTTATTTATGTATATATCGTTCTCTAATTCATCACTAACTAAGTATGCTGAACCAGATGAATTTATTCTTAATTCACCCCCACATATATCTCCAACTTTAATTAACATAACTAATAATATTAAGCATCATAATCATTATTATTTACTAGTCTATACGAATATGTCCCATTTTCCGATGGTAAATCTGTATTTCCGTATAGTTTATACCTAGTGTTTATATTTTTAAATACATTAAACCCAAAATATAGTTTTGAGGTCCTAATCAAATATTCAGTTATTATTCTAGGTAATTCTAAGGTGTATTTTTCATCACAAAGATTTTCAAAATCTTCAATATCTTTAACCATATTAAAAACTGTTTCGTTGTTAGCACAAGATTCAATATAGAATCTAAATAACTTTTTTAAATGTTTAGTTTTTTCATTTATAACACCTACAGTTATTTTAGTTTCTGATGAACAATTTATCTCACCTGTGTATGGGTCAATACCACCAACAACGGATTTAGGTCCATCCCAACCACTAGTATATGTGTATGAATGTAGTATTTTCGTTTCTGGGTCTTCTGCTCTAATAAAAGCAACATCTTCCCATATTCTATCATCTGGAAAATAATGCAAACAAATACCAAACGTATCTATACTACTATAACCCCAATTATACTGTAGGGTATGGTACATCTCCCAGAAATTTTTAAACCCCTTATCACTTATTATTTTTTTTAATTTACTATCTAACATTTTTAATAAAATTTTTTATAACTCTATGATAGTCATCTTTTGTTTTACCAATAAATAACGGATGAACACCCATTAACTTTTTTTTATATTTATCACTTTTATCTTTATCATCTAAACATTGTGTTTTAATTCTAGGATATTCTCTATTATTATTTAGATAAAAAACAAAAGAAGCCCATCTATCAGCAAAAATTTCTTCGTTTAGTGTATAATCTATAAAAATTTTTATGTCTGGGTTTGTGATTCTATTCATGTGCTCTTTAACACCTAATTTATGTATCCTTTTATGATGAGCGACTTCATGATACATTATAAATAAAGCTTTATCATAATCAATATAACCTTGACTTATTGCGAACATAATTTTATCAAAATCAATAAAAATCTCTTCATCGCTTGCCATCCCAAATGTTGTTTGTACTAACTCAACATCGTTAATTTTTATACCATCAGATAGTTTTAGTAGAGACATGAAATCCAAACCACTATCTTCTGACATTATTTGTAATTTATCAATAAAATTCATTGTGTTAAATAACTGAATCTAACTTAATTCATCAATTCGTTTCTTAAGATAGTTGTCCATTAAATCAATATGTTGAATCAAATATTTTCTTAACTTATGAAACTCTTCATCCTCAATATCGTCAAAATTTATATTACCTTTAAAAGTATAATACAAACCTTCACCATGTATAGTGTTTCTAATATCTTTATAGGATTGCAATAGTTTAACACCATTTTTATAATTTTTTAAATCTTCATCAGATATTACATATTTTTCTCTAAGTTCTTCAACTCTTTTTCTACCTTCTTCGTTAATATTATCCATATTGAATTAATTTATATTAATTTTTTGTACTATCATTTTCTGTAAAAGTTTTTACACTACCATTTGTAACATCAGTAATTTTAAAACTTTCTATATTACCTTTTTTAACCATACCCTTACCCCATTCAAAGAATTCTGTAATGTGTCTATCATCCCAAAGCTCAACTTCTCTAATACTAGGGTTAGCATCTAAAATTTCTAAAAATTTATTAGCCTTGAATGTAAACGTATCTGATTTGTCATTACAGTATAGATGTTTTGGGTTGACTATGAAACCGAGTTTATTCAAAACATTCAAAACTTCAGTTTTTAATTTATCTCTCCTACCAGTTGCAATTATTGTTAATACATCTGATTTATTAAATTCATCTTCATAAGAACTCTTAGCACTCAATGATTTAAAATCGAATACATCAGTATCTAAAGATTCTTTTCTACCCCACCAACCACCAAATGGCCAGTCTTCACCAGTTTTAGCTTTATATTGTGCCGCACTAGGTCTATCAGCTGATAAATCCTTTTCACCAGTATCAACTAATGTACCATCAAAATCAAATACACTTAGTTTAAGTGGCCCTTTATTTATGTTTTCTCTAAGTATTTCTTTAATTCTTCTTCTCATCTATTAATATTTAACTTATTGCAAATATATATTTTTTATTTTAAATAAACCAGTTAACTGCTAAAAATAATATAACACAAAGTACAAAACCAAATATAATATCTCTTATACTGATTTTATCAATATCATTTTCACTATCTAGTATATTACCGTAAATTCTTTTGGATGCAGAGCCAATCAGCTCTTTAGTTATTGGTCCATGGGCGCTAATTGATTGTTTCAATGCACCACTTATTTTTCTTAAGGTAACCTTCTTTTTTCTTTTAAGTTTGTTAATACTATTAATGTTATCAGTCTCAAACTCTTCAAATATATCTATAACAGTATCAATATTTGGGTTTGTTTTACTTAACTCACCCATGATTCTATGTTTTAGTCTACTTCTTCTAGTTCTAAACCTCATTTTAATCATTTAACTGTTGTCTATTATCAATATTTTCAATAGAAGATTCATCTGACCTATCAAAAAATCTTTTAAATAGCTTATCAATTAAATTAATAATGAAAGTATAGCTTAATAATAGGGATAATAAAATAAAAACCATGTAACTTATTGCTCTGAATGTTGAACATGTGTTTAAAAACTCAAAAAATTGGACCATAAGACTTTAATTATATGTTAGTTCAGCAATTACCTTACCAGAAGAATCAAAACTTTTCCAATGACCAGCTCTATGACCATTCTTATAATAAAATAAACCAATCATAGAACCAGTGATAACATTATATACTGACCATTCACCATGTTTTTTACCTCTTTTGAATTCTGCTACTCCAGTTAACACACCATTTCGGTTAAATGAGTAAGATTTACCATGTTTTTTACCAAAAACATTAATATTTCCTACGTATTGGACTATTTCAGTATCTTCATAATACTCAATATTGTTGAATTTATTACTACTCATTATACTATCTAAATCCGTTTGGGATAATATAAATGTAGAATGTAAAATAAAAAATGTAAGTAAAATTACTGCTTTCATAATTATAAATATTATTATATACCATAAATATACAAATAATTTATTAAAAAAGCAAGTTAAATCCTTTTAAATTATAAAAAACTTAATAAGTAGTCAAATTAATTACTGAAGATTTTTTAATATCTCCATATGTTAAAACTGTGTCTTGGTACGATACAAAAGATATCATTATTTTAGTTGTATCATTTAAACTATCTAATTCAAAGTTACCGTCAAAATCAGTGTAAATATAATTATTTGATGCTTCTCCAACAACCTCTATTCTAGCGGCTGGTATTGGTTCTTTTGTTTCTGAGTCTACTACCAATCCAGATAATAAACAACTAATTAGAATCTCTTTCATTAAATTAATTTCTTTTATTAAAAATATAAAAGATTGACCTATAAGTACAGTTTTTAATATTAAATTATTGTTAAGTTGTTATTACTTATTTGGTTTGATTAATCCATGTTCAATTAAATACCTATTAACTTCTTTTAAGGTTTCCGATTCTTCTTTTTTACCATTTACAAAGTCAATAAACTGAAGCTCACAGTATATAGCTTGTTCTTCACTAATACTAGGTAAAGTTTCTTTCCACTTAATAAAAGTAGCTTTCTTAAATTCTTCACTATTTTCATCTATTACAATCATATTACTTAAATGTTGTATATTTACCATTTATAAAATTAATATGTTGTGATTTACCATTACTATGTATGATAACATGAGATTGTAACCAAGAACTAGGACCCATATTATACCCAACCCTTAATTTGGTTGATGTCCCCACAGCTAAAGCACCATCTTTTCTACCTGGACTATGATAATGACCAACTATAATCTTTGTGTTTAACTTTCTAAATTGTAGAAGACTACCTCTAGAACCATTAGAACCCATATCACCATGTTGACCTAATTCCCAACCCTTAACTTTATAAGAATCGCCCCTACCTAAAGTTATGAATTTAGGGTATCTTCTATTTATGATTTCTGGTATAACACCCTTAATATTTTCGCCACCTTCACCGTGTTGCCTAAGTAGTATTGCTGAATATTCCATATACAATGGTGAATTCTTTGGTGTTGGTTGTTTTTTCCAGTCACCACTTATTAACCACCTATCTATAAAATCATCGTGATTACTTCTAACAATTACCACATTTTTATGTTTAGAAAAATTATCTAACCCTTCAAGCATTTCATCAACTTCTTTTTGTAGGTTATTTTCATCCCTAACTTCCTTACCATATTGTATGAAAGGATTTTTCATTGTATGGTGACTTATTGAATAACCATCAAACACATCATGCAATATAACATGATTCGGTTTTATTCTATCAAGCATTTTAGTCGTTGTCGATATTACAGTTGGGTCATGATGCCCCCAATGTAAATCACCTAACACACACGCTTCAATCTTATCTATATTACTTATGGTAGTTTTACCATCTATAGTTATTGGTTTGTCAATAAAATTAGCTTCTAAATAATCAGCTTTATCTAATGGGTTATCAAATTTAATAGCAACCTCTTTACCTTCAAACTTAACTTCATTATATAAATCACAGAAATCCCCATTATCTTCAGCTGAAACTTGCCTAACATGAAACGTTTTATCATCATCAATCTCAACTATAGCAAATCCAAGTACATGGTGAAACTCACCCTTCTTACCAGCTTTAGAGTCTGTATAATTTCTAACAGTACAAGCACCACTCGTTAACATCATCTTTGGTTTAGAATCCTCAAGAACAGGTATTGTTTGCATTTGTAGCTTAGGATGACCAAATATACATGAGTTTACACCAGACATCGCTTCCATTCCACTCATAGGGTTGTGTGCTGTTGGGTGTATTTTAACATCAGACATGATTGATAAGTACTGATGTATATCATGTCTACCAGCATCTAAATATGGTATAACTACTGGTGACCAATTCTCTTCTTGTTGTTGACCCATAGTCCATATGGATGTTGGGTTTTTATACCTACCAGCTATTACATGAACATCGGCTTTGATATGTTTTGAATATTCAACTAAATTATTAAAGAATCTTAGATGAACTGGAGTGTTATTCTGAGCCCATGTAATTATAAATCTTTTCTTCTTCTTATCAAAAGTTCTAGCCTTAGCCTTTTCATATTCTGGAGAAACCACATCGTCTTTCTCAGATAGTTTTAACTTTTGCGATGCCCATTTTCTAACGGTTCTCTCTGACTTACCAGTGAATTCCATAAGAACTTGCATTCGTTCATCCCAAGATAGTTTTTTATTTTTATAGACTTCAGCGAAATACTGAACATCTTCATCTGTCATTTCTTTAAACTTCATAAACTAAATTTATATTTGCAAATATAATAATAATATTTTGATAAATCAACTTTTACCATACTTTTCTTCAATCAAGTATTTCCTTAAATTAATTTTAGCTTTATACAATATTGATTTTGATGAGTCTGGTGTTATGTCTAACATTTTTGAAATCTTTTCATGTGAATATCCATCCATAACATGTAAATTAAATATATTTTTATACTTTGGACTTAATTTTTGTATAGCCTTTAAAATTTCTAATATAGAATATTCTGATTCAACATAATCGTTAAGTTGTTGGTCAACGTTATAGATAAACTTATCATGATTAAATTCCTCATCTACTAATTTTATTTTAGTTTTTCTATATAAGTCAATACAATAATTATTTACCAGTTTTTTAAACCAAGCACCTAACTCGGAAAACGTATTACCATTAAACTTATTAATGTTAGTGTATAATTTTATAAAACTATCTTGTATATAATCATCCGCAACTTCCCTAGATGGGGCATATTTCATACATGTATTATAAGCAACTGGATAAAACTTTTTATATATTTTAGTCTGGTGTTCTTTAATACCTAATCTACACCCATCAATTATATCTTTTTCACTAACCATTTACTTAAAACCTATTTCTCTTACGTAGTAGTTCCACCCACTATCTGAATTAGCTGTAAAAATTTTAGCCATCTCTTCAGCTTCTTCTTTATTATCGTACTCTAATATTTCAGAAATACTATTTACCATAATTACACTTTGTTTAATCTTATCCCTAAGAATTAATTCTTTAATAATACAATATACATTATTCTCACTCATAATTATTTTATTTTTTTCCAATTTTTATCATGATATTTAGTCTTGTATAAACCTGTTTCAAAATTTTGTGTATACAAAATAACATCTAACGCTATAGGTAATTCTTTAATTAAAATATCCATTTCAATCTTTTGTTCCTCAGACCAATCGAAGGGGTCACCATCAAATGGGTCAAACTCTTCTGGTTGTCCATACAAAATAGTACCCATATCTTCATAATATTCAATACCACCAAATGGTGTATTTTCACCCTTTGTCATGATATGATTACCAGATGTTAGCTCTTCCCACTCCAGGTTCTTAAGTAATTTAATGTGGTCTTCTTTAAGCTCAAACTTTATAATACTCATTTCTATAATTTTTAACAAATATACTTATTTTAAAAGAATAAAGCAAGTTTTATATTTATTTGGATTCTGCTTTATCTTCTAAAGCATATTCTTCAATTAAAAACTTTTTCTCATCTTCTGTTATGTTATCACCTTTAACTATCTCTTCCACTGACTCAGTAAATATCTCTACTAATTTATCCTCTATATAGCAGTCCTCATAAATATAATCATCAATGTAAAATGACTTATCACCCCATTTTATTTGGTCAGCTATTCTATCTGATATGTCGTGGTCGTAATAAAATACATCTTCGGATATATGTGGTGATTTTGGGTTGTTAGTTACGATATAAACATCGTATCCATCAGCAGTAGATTCACTATAAACCACACAATCTGATTTATCAAATTCATTAATATCTGTTGTAATATTAAGCCCTAACTGTGACTTTAATATCTCTATCATTCTTTTTTCTTCCATAATTTATTTTAATGCAAATATAGTTTTTATAAATTAGAACCGCAAGTTTATTTAACTATTTTTTTTAAAATATAATTAGGACATGAGTAGTTAATACCTACCACCTTTAATAAGGTTATCTCTAGATAATAGAGGTTGTAAGTTAGTATATTTACATAATGGTGTTAACTCATCAATCGTTTTAGCTGAACATAATGGAACAATATGGTCAATGTGCCATTCGTTAAAATTATCCCAATCTAAAGAATCATTAAAAAAAGTTTCAATATGTTCTTTAGCCACCACCCAATCACACCCTAATAAGTTTTCGGTTTTTGTAGGTTTATTTTCCTTTATACGTCTAAAAGCGGCACGAGTCCTACTCCTAATCCTATCTTTAAAATTATCAAACACACACTTGTCCCAATATGATTGCCCATATTTTTTTATGATTATAGCTTTATAATTAGTATATTCACAACTTCGACACACATTAGAACGACCATATTTTTTATTTCGGAAGTATTTGAACTTAGTTAGTGGTTTTTCTATTCCACATGAATAACATTCTTTACTCATCTTTCTTTTGTTTTAATTTATTTCCATACATTTTTACCTTCTAAAAGATTTCCAAATACACTTAAATCTCCACCTTTAAATATAACCTTATGCTCACACTCAAACCCTTCACCAACTGATTTAATTGGTGCTCCAGTTAGATATACTTCACCTTTTACTATTAGATTTTCTCCTATAGTTTCTATATTACTAAATTGAATATTAAAATGCTTACCACAAGTAAAGTTATTAGGTATATTTTTTAATTTATGACAATAACTAATATTAAATGAATTCTTAGCAATAATACCAACAGGGAGTGAAACTAAATTATTTAACCCTATCTGAAATTTACCACCAATAGATAATTCTCCCAATATCTTTGTTAAATTATCACATTTAAAAATACTAAGATAACTTTTGGTTTTAATACCATCTACATATTCTAGGCTTTCACAATTTGTTATTTCTGCATTGCCTTTTATTACTAGATTTTTAGGTAATCTTTTGACATTTGGTGTGTTTATCATTCTAAAATGACCATTTACAGTAAAATCTTCTTCTGGTAGTTTTGTGATTGCGGTATTATTTGATATGGTTATCTGACCACCTATTTTCCAAGAACTCTTTATTTCTGTAATACCACCAGTTATCATATTTTCCTCAGCACATTTATGTCCTTTCTTTGAAAAATCATTTTCTGGAAAATGACCACCAGCTAAGTAAAAGTGTTTTTTACAAACAAAATCATCGGGAAATTCTTTAAGGTTACCTTTATTGGTAAATAGGACAGAAAAACTCCCAACCTTCTTTATCGAACCTAAACTATGCACTGATGGACACTCAATCCGTAATCCCCCAGTAATTTCTTCTAAGTTATTTATGACTAATTTCTCACCATTGTCAATCTGCTCTTCAGTTAGTTCAATATCCCAATCGGGACCAATACATAAACTACCTTCAAATACTTTTGCTGGGTAATCCCAGACAGTTAATTTGTTATTCTTAAAGTGTCTAAGGTATTCCGCTTGTGTCATCCCACCAATCCATTCAAAGTATTCTGGTGTCCCATACTCAATCCCTTCTGATTCACTCTTTTCTATTATAGCCATAACTTTTTTATAGAATTGACCTTTTCTATCATATTTACTACCATGTGTTGCCTCCCAAGCCTTAGCTAGCTTTTCTTCCGTTTTGGCAATCATCTTAATTTTTTCAAATTCCTTACTCATTTTTTAGGGGTTTATTTAGGTGTATAATAAATTTCTCACTTTTTCCATATTTACTTTTCTCCATAGCTGAAACATGAATACCATTCAACATTTCTGTATGATAACAATACATGGTATCATTCTTAGATATTCTACCAACATTCATTACCTCTAGTAATGCCTCTATAGCTTCATAATCTCCAATACCATCTCTTATCTCTATAATAAACTTACTCATATTAAATGTATTTAACTATAGCACAATAACCTATTCTAAACTCACCATCTTCTTCAATAAGATATTCACCACTAGGTAAAGTATCAATATAATAATACTTACCACCAGTTGCTTTACCTTCGATATCAATTCGGTCTTGTTGAGTATGTCCCACAATTTGTATATAATTCTTTTTTAAATCTGTATTCTTATTTGAACTTTGGAGAGAACGAGGTCTAATCCAAATTGGGGATTGTCCTTCATCATCACCATAACCATTTGGTGACGCTAAACCATAATGTCTATCATAGTAACCATCAAAAGTAAATTGGTTTGGTTTGTATTGATATAAATCATTGATAAACTCTTCAACACCACCGTAGTCTTCATAATCGTGAGACCAATACCCTGTATCTTTAAGGAATTTTTCACTGATACCAGCGTGAGTACATAATCTATTATCTATCTGAACACACATCTGAAAGTGTTCTTTATTCTCTTCAAAAAACATTTCAAATTCATACATCATATTGGCGTTAAAACCAGATGTTGAACCTTTACCTGTAATACCTCTCATATAATGGATATCGTGATTTCCAATAAGTAGATAAACCTTTTTGGTTGGGTCTAATTCTTGAAACTTCTTAAACTCAACAATATCACGAGCGTTTCTTAATTGTACAACACCAGGAATATCAAATGAATCAAAGTAATCACCAATAAACACAATGTTATCAGCGTCTTTATGTTCTTCAACAATCTCCTTCCATACGTCTCTACCGTGAATGTCTCCTATGTAAATTGTCTTACTCATATTGTTTAATCTAGTGCTCCATCCCAAATCATTTCACACAGTTCGTTTTCAACTTCACCATGAGAATCTTCATATAAATCTTGCCATTCATCGTCCTTGAATATAAGAGTCTCAGCTCCGTTTGAATCCTCAAATTTTCTTAAAATATAATCGCTACCTTTGTATGTAATTTCATACTCAGTTGTAGTGGCATAATATACCTCATTAACTTTTTTAATCTGTAAATCTTCCATAATTCTCAATTTTTATTTTCTCTATTTTAACTAAAATCTGTACTTGATGATACTCTTAAACCATCTACTTCTCTATCTGTGTATGATGAAGGGTTTGACATCCATGTATGGTGTTTTCTCATATACTCTTCATCGGCAACCATACCATCATCTTTACCCCAATCTAATGCCATTTGAATAAATTCATCTGGTTGTATTTCATCACCATATTCATTGACAACTCTTCTACTTCTAATGAATTCTAATAACTCCTCTTTATTTGAATAGTATTTGTTATCATTAAAGTTCCAACAAAANTTCCANCCACTTGAGCGTTTACCTAAATGAATTGAGTTACCATTAGTAAATTCATCCCAAGGTGATAATCTATCCCAACCATCTTCATGAATTCTCCAGTCGTCTTCACAAAGCCCAGCATTTGATATATCCATTGATTGAATCTCTTCGATTAATTTTTGTCTTTTCTTTTCTAAGTCTTCGACTTTCGGTATTGAATAGTAATTTGTTCCCATATTATATGTCTTTAAATTGATTTAAATCTATATCTGGATTCTCATCTAGATATTGTTGGAATTGATATAATTTATTTAATTCTCTGTAGTTATCTTCCATCCACTGAATTGTTTCTTTAGTTTTTCTAAGAACCTCGTCAAATGGATTTTGTGGATAACCCGATTCATCCTTTTCTGCAATAACATCTCTTGGTGTTGATACTGCGAGTGCTAATAATTCTTCTTTGGCAGAATGAATATAATCTTCTAATTCTGTGACCCTTATGTCTAATTCATATCGACTTTCAAAGATTTGTCGATTCAAATAAATGTCTGTTGTAAATGATGTTCCGTATCCCATATCTTATTTTAATTATTTATTAACCCTTCTAGGAACCATATTGGTGTTTCACTCATAGTCCCATCAGTTATATAACCACATATAGGTAGTAATACTTTATACATCAGAATGAATACAAAGCCATAATATATTAATAATGATGGTCCGTTAAATATATCAACTTTATCACCAACTAATGGAGTTGCGAACCAGGCACCAATAAAAAATATTAACATAGCCAAATCTAATTTTGCAAAAAACATATACATGGTATTAAATTCACCTTCAGCAAAATGCTGGTAAAATACCCAACCTATACCCCCTAACCAATAGTCTAATAAAACTAATAATGAAAGCAAACCACCTGTAACAACATTTTCAACTTTACCTTCAAGGGTTCTAATAGGATAACTTATAATAAAAAATAGTGGGAATAGTGGTCCGAAAAGACAGGCAAACGCCATAAAAAAAATCAATTTAGCACCACCTCTATATAATACTTCAGTACCTATATTCCAATTAGATAATAAGTCAAAACCGCCCTTACCATCTGGTGTTAATTTACTCCATATACTCATAATACTTTATTTTTAGTTTGTTAATAAAACAAATATAATAAATTTATTTTAATAAAAAAAATTTATTTAGTATTAAGTTTAAAATATTTTTGATAGATTGAATTGAATATGTATTCATTTAGCCATGCAAATGATTCATGAGAGTCAATATTAAACTCTTCACCTATTTCTTCCATTACATAATGTGTAGCATGAAATGATTCGTGCGCAATAATTTTAGGTTGTAGATGTTCTATATTAAATAATATCTTTTTTTCTTCATCTTTATCATAAAAAAATACTGCATATGAACCATCAGCGTCTCTATCTGAACTATAATCTTTTAAAACTTTATTAAATGTTTCTACATCTTTAACAAAACAAAAATCAATATGTGTTTCGTATATGTCTATAGGTATTTTATACCATTTAATATCACTCATACAATTATTATGTGATTAAACTTATTATTAAAGTTAATACAATTCCAGTTAAAAACCCCCACATAAAAGATTTATCACAAATTTCCTCAACATTTTTACCCATATTATTTTATAATAAACACTTAATACCAAATAACTTCAACACCACACTCTTTAAACATTATAAGAGATTCGGTCCAAGACTTACCCCACTTTTCATGATTTAAATCTGGTTTTGGTGAGTAAACTTTACTTAATCCAGATTGGATAATTGCCCTGGCACAATCAACACATGGAAAATAAGTACAATACATTCTAGCACCATTTATATTTATACCCAACCTGGCAGCTTTATATATAGCATTACGTTCAGCATGTTCAGTCCACATATATTTCATCGGTTTTTCATACCTTCTTTGGTCTGTGACATCATCAGCACCTCTAGGAAATCCGTTATAACCAACGGTTAATTCTGTATTTTCTTTATCATGAACAATAACAGCACCAGTTTTGGTGTTTTTATCTTTAGACCAATCAGCCACAGTTTTAGCTAACTCTATAAACCTGTAATCCCATTTTTCTAAATTTTCTTTCTTACCACATTTGCATTCGGTACATTTACAATTATCATTACTCATATTAATATGTTTTATTTTTACCCCTTAATTTAACTAGATATTGATTATACTTTAAATATAAGGTTCTTTTCATTTCATCAACTTCACCTATTAAACACGCATCCATACATATTTGACTCCTTAACTCAAGTGTTGTTTTCTCAACATATAGTATATGGTTTTTAAATCTTAAATATTGTTTTAATAATTGTTTTCTTCTTCGCATTTTATTATGTTATAATATTATACACACTTTGTTAACAAATATACTATTAATTTTAATAATACGCAACTTAATTACTTATTACCTTTGTCTAATTTATCTTTTAGTTGTTGTAGGACATTTAAATCTCCTAATGTGTACGTTGCTGAATTAGAAGCATAACTACTATCGTTCTTACCATTATCATCTGCTTTATCAACCTTAATAAAAGTATTTTTATCAATACCTTTTAATAACCAACCAATATGTTTATCACCACTTTTAAATTTATTTATTACCCATTCATAAAAAAATACATACGTTTTTGAAGACATATATGACGTTGTTTTAGTTCCTTGTATTGCCAAATGATTGTCACCTATCAAATCTTTTACTTTTGATTCTTCTATAGCGTTGGGTTTAAACATGTTATGCATGTAATCAAATAAATCATTCCTAACAGTCTCTTCTTTTACACCAGATAAAATTTTATTAACACAAGTTAATTTTTCTTTAGTGATAACACACTTAAAACTACCTTTAGGTTTTACAAAAATTTTCTCGACTTTGTTATCTGGGAAATATGCTCTAACAAGGTGATTGAAAAAACCTCTGGCTTTTTCTGTTTTATAAATCTCATCTAATTTTTTAAAGATATCCTCTTTTTTCATATTGTTAATTAATTTATTTTAATTTCTTATAGTAATGGTATCCAATATTTCCATCAATCGCATAATAAGCCCATCTTAATTCACCTTTCTTAACTTTTTCACCCATATCAAAGAATTTACTACTCTTAGAGTTTTCACTTACCCTAACATACTCATACTTTATCCCTATGGACTTTTTAGTTTTATTAGTTTTCTTTGTTGTGGTGGTTTTTTTAGTTGTGGGTTTTCTTGTTACTTTAGTTTTTTTAGTTGTGGGTTTTCTTGTTACTTTAGTTTTTGCTGTTGTACCTTTTTTAGTTGGCGCTTTCTTTGTACCAGCTTTAGAATTAGCATTAGTTTTTTTACTAGTAACTGTAGATTTTTTTTTAACTTTTCTTGCCATTAACTATAAATACTAATATTATGTGTCATTATACATAATATAAATATTTAGATAAAAAAATAAAGTCTTAATATCCACATTATCCCCATCTAATTATACCAATAATATCAATAGTAATCCAAACTATGTTCATAGAAAATAAACTCCAGTCTTTACTCTTATACATAACGAATGTCATTACAGTATGTCCAACTAAAAATATATAGTAACTTATAATAACCTCAGTGAAGTTAAGTGATATCGTAAGTGCTGCCAGTATAGTTATTATAACACTAAACCATTTAACGTATTTAAGTAAGGTTAAATTCATTACTATTAAATATCTTAATATTACTTATATGCTTTTCATTTGATATTTGGTTTAAAAACATTTCAACATTCAATTTACCAGAAACTTTCTCAGATTGAGGTTTATTATAGTCTGGTAAACCATCACCAAGTCTATGAATCGGTAAATCTCTCATATATTCAAATTCGATAATCATTATAACCCCTCTTTAATTTTATTAACCCTTTGTTCGTGCCTACCACCTTCATATTCTTTAGTTATAAAGTTTATAACGCATTCTATCGCAGTATCAACATCAATAAATCTTCCTGGTAATGCCATAATGTTAGCATTGTTATGTTGTCTAGCCAAACTAGCAATCTCTGGTTTCCAACATAATGCTGACCTTATACCACTATGTGAGTTGGCTGCCATGTTAATTCCGTTTCCAGAACCACAAATTAATATACCTAAATCAGATAGGTTATCTTCAATGTTAGAACATGTCTTATGTGCGTAATCTGGATAATCTACTGATTCGTCTGAGTAACAACCAAAATCAGTTACTTCTGAAACTTTTGTTTCTAAATAATCTTTAATATACTCTTTTAATTCATAACCACCATGGTCACAACCAATCGATATTCTTAATTTACTTTTTATCATAATCACTTCTTTTATCGTTAAAGGGTAAACCTTTTTTAGCATCCATATAACCTTGTATGAATCCTATTAATATTGGTAATATTATATAATGAAAAGCTGCCAATATTATTAGTAAAAAAACTATATTCATTTTACTACATTTATTTACAAGATTCTTTTATCATATTTGTTAATAATTCTTTAAGCCATTCGTAATCAGCATGTTTTTTTGTTGCTAATAATCTAAAAGAAATTTCTTCCACGTATTTTTTTATTTTTTCCTCTTCCATTTTTTTATTATTTAATATTTAACTGTATCTTTTTTACAACACTCGTTGTAATCTTCTATTAGTAATAAATATTTATCAAATTGTCTATCCATATCATACTTCATATAACTAACTTTTAGTTCCATTTCTGATACTTCACTAGCTAACTCTTTTATTTTTTCAATTTTAGCTAAGTTTGAATGTATACAAATTATTATTATAACTAATAAAATTGCTATTATTTTTCCTTTTAAGTCTTTCATTTACTATTATTACTTTATACTTGATAAGGCTTGTTCGATATCCCTAATCAAATCTTCATTATTTTCAACACCTATTGATAGTCTTACCAACTGTTCGGTAATACCTAAAACTTGTTTCATCTCCATATCAACACCAACATGTGTCATTGTAGCTGGGTGTTGTACTAAGCTCTCTGTACTACCTAAACTTACCGCCAGTTTAACTAACTTTAGATTATTAAGGAATGTGAAAGCTTCTTTCTCCCCTCCAACAATATCAAATGAAATCATAGCACCGCTACCACTACACTGTTCCTTCCATATCTCTACATTTCTCTCATCACCATAATCACCTAAATAATGAACTTTATCTACCTTTGGGTGATATCTTAAATATTGAGCAACCTTAATCGCATTTTCTTGTTGTTTATCCATTCTTAGTTTAAGCGTCTCTAAGGACCTTAACATTAACCAAGCAGTGTTTGGACTAACCATGTTACCTAAGAACGTTCTGAGCGTCTTAACCCTAATCATATCCTCTTCTTTACCCATGACAACACCAGCAATTAAATCACTATGACCACCAATGTATTTGGTCGCTGAATAAACTGTTAAATCAGCACCCAACCTTAATGGGTGTTGCCATATTGGTCCCATATATGTATTGTCAACAACTAGTTTACAATTGTTATTATACATTTCATTAAATGATTCTTTTAATCTAGAAAATCCTTTAATATCAAATAAATCATTAGTTGGGTTTGATGGAGTTTCAATATAAAACATCTTAACTGACTCATTGTCATATTCAGATTCATTAATATATATTAAAATGTCTTCCATTGAATCTGTTGGTAGTACTGGGATACTATTAACCCCAACTGATGGTAGATAATGATTTATGAAATGGTCTGTCCCCCCATAAGTTGGATTACTATATACTATAGTGTCACCTGGTTTAAGGTATTCTAATAAGACTGTTGAAATGGCAGCCATACCACTCTCAAATACCGCTGAATCGTCAGCAGCATCCCATAATTTCAATCTATCTTCTAATATCTCTAGGTTAGGATTATTAATTCTACTATAAATTAAACCTAATTCTTCACCTTCATTCTTATCTCTTAAACCATAGGCAATTTCAAAGAAGTCTTTACCTTCTTCTGCTGATTTAAACGCAAAGGTTGATGTTTGAAAGATTGGTGGTTTAACAGCACCTTCACTTAATTCTGGTTTATATCCATAAGTCATCATATGACTTTCTGGGTTTATTATATTTTTTTCNCTCATCCTTATTTTACTTTTTTATCATCTTTGTTTATTTGCAACAGATTTGATAATCTTTGTAAAATCTATCATTTCATCTACACGATTAAATTCTTCATGCCTAGTCTTTTCTCTACTTTTCAATTTACTATATACTTCTGAGACAGCACGACCTAATTCTTGATGATTAGGATATCTTTTAATTAATATTTCAAGTAACTCTTCCATTATTAATAATTTTATTTTAAACTTTTTATTTTTTTATTCTTAAGATATCTATTCAATTCAGCTTTTCCAGAAAAATCATTAAACATATTATAATATAATTCTATATATTTTTCAGCGTTGGCAAATTGCTTCCAATTTTCGCAGCTATCAATAACATCAAAAGCTTTATTTTTGGCTAGTATTTGTTTAAGTATTTCCATTTGCTATTTCATAAGTTGTGAACACTAAATTAAATTCACCACTTGTTGGGGAATAAGGAGTACCGATATCATGTGTATCAATTACTTTATATTGATTAGTGTTTATTTCTGGGAATGTAGTATCACCTTTAATTGGTTGCCCATCAAATCTATCAACCCAAGTAACATAAATTCTATGTGGTCTCATTTCCATTACTTGTTTATAAATTTGACCACCGCCAATAACAATAGTCTCTTTATCCTTAAAAGTGTTAGCTGATTTAAATGCATCTTCTATCGATTCATATACTAAAACACCTATAGGTGCTTTTGATTTAAACTTTTTATCTCTAGTGATTACTATATTAACTCTGTTTGGTAGTGGTTTACCTATTGATTCATAAGTTTTTCTACCCATAATAAGAACTTGTCCAGTTGTCCTACCTTTAAAGTACTTTAAGTCAAGTGGTAAATGCCATGGCATTTTACCATTTTTACCAATAACTCTTGTATCTTTTGCACAAGCTACTATAACACTAAAATTGTTCATATCACTTTGACGTTTCGAATATTTGAATTTTTGCATCTACTTCAGTTAGTTCACTCCACGTACCTAAATAGGTTATAGCTCTAACTTTTCTGTTATCTATCCAACAATACTCTTCACCATCGTTAATTCTAGGTTTATCAGTTACTAACCCATGATAGTTAAATCCATTATCATCAAGCCATTTCTCAGTTACCACTTTATCTTTTGATAATCTCGCTGTAAAGAATGTTATATGATGCCCCTCATCAAACCATTTGTTAATTATATCTTTTGCACCTTCTATAGGTGCAGCATCAGCATAAAGATGGGAGTCTTCATTTTTAATATCGTCACAGACTGTACCATCTATGTCAATTAGAAATATTTTTTTAGACATTTGCATATATTTTATATTTAAATTTTATTTAAAACTTCTGGTTTAATCCATGATTCTAATTCTACTTCGTTAGAAGATAGTTTGAATAATTTCATAAGTAATTCAAAACGGTATTCACCATCTAAAGTATTAACACCATGTTGGTCTTTAATATCCTTTGCTTCTACTACATTTAAAGCTTCTATTATAGATTCTCTCTCACCATGATTTAATCTCCATGTCACATAATCTAAAACATCATCTACATTGATTGTAGGTTTTTCCCTTTCGTAATTATAATTGTTCTTTACTGAGGATTCTATTCTATTAAAATCACTTATACTTATTTTATTTTGATTTATAAGTTGTATAACTTCGTTAATACATACTTCATTGTATTCTTCTTGTTTTGACATAACTTTATTTTATAATTATTTGTTTAATATTCAAATACATCACCATATTTGTTGTATTCATCATCATCTTCATCTGGCTTTATATAATAGTTTAACATACAATCATTTTAATTTTTCATTATATCTTCTTTTAGGTCATTATCCAATGGAATTACCTTTGAATACTTTTTTTTTACTCTGTCACTAATTGGGATTGCATTTCCATCCTCATCAACGCTAACAAATTTTATATCAGTAGCCAAAATTCTTTGTTGTTTACCATTGTAAACATTATGTCTTCTAGCTTCAACGTTAAGTGTTACTGAACTAGTACCAAACTTAACAACACCAGCGTAAATTTTTATTACATGGCTTGGTCCAGCTGGTTTTTCCCAAACACATTTATCCATAGTTACTGTTACCATTCTAGGTGTATCACAAACTTCCATCGCAAAGGCTACGGCATCACCATCAATCCAATACAATAACTTTCCTCCGAAAAGTGTGTTATTAAAACCTAAATCTGAATGTTTCACAGGGTGGACTCCAATTAAGTTCATTACAAATATAATATTTTATTCTTTATTATGCAAGTCTAAATCAGTTATTTTTAGACAGTAGCAGTCTCCTTTAAATTTCCACTCACAACCTTTGATGGTGTCGTCAACTTCACCTTCTCTTCTAAAAGTGGCTTCTTTAAAAAATTCTTCTTTATTTTTCCAACCAACAATCCAACCAGTCCTAAGTGATTTATGTATTACAACAAAGCAATACCAATCACATTTTTGTTTGGTGTTGTATGAGAATATGTTATAAGTATGGTGCAATTGAGGTGGAACGTTTTGTTTCTTTGTTTTTACATCAACTTTTTTATTTTTTATGATTAAATCATAATCATAATCACCGACATATTCTGCTTTATCACCATAATAATCCATAACTATTATCTCACCTAAAGCACCAACTTCATTACCTTCACCCTTAGTAACTGAACCCTTTAAAACATTGAATTCATATAGTTCTTTACCCCTAGCTCTTTGTTCATCACTTATCTTTATTTTTATCATATAACAAATATAGTAAAATTAATTAAATTTTTCAAGTTTATTCTTATAACTTTTATTAAGGTTTTTAAAACACCATGATGCAGCGAGTAACGACATAATCAATAACATATATAATGTTGATATACCTCTATCTCCATTTATAAAAACATGTAAATCGTATATACCATGAAGTGTTATTGCACTTAATAAACCGATTAAAATAAAAATCCTACGTCTGAGTTTATCTGACTTTAAAACAACTATATCAAATAGAGACCTATTCTTCAACCTGGTCCCAACTCTACCCAAAGCAATCCAATAACCCATAAATAAACCAAAAACCATGTGACCTATAACAGCTGTCACAGAGCGCCATAATATAACGTCTAATGGGTCAAATGCTTTCATAGCATATGAAACATTCTCAACAACAGCGAAACCTAAACTAATCATAGCAACATTAAACATCGTACTTAAAGGATGGTATTTACGTTTATCATTATTAAGTAACTTTTCTATAATAATAAAAGTGATTAATTTAACTAGTTCCTCTATCAACCCAACTTGGATGAATGTTTTAGCATGTAAAAAATGTAAGGGGTAAATCTTGTGATTAGTAATCACAGATGCTATATTATTCCAACCTGGAAACAAATAGAAAAAATAAAGTAATAGTATAACCGACATGAATCCACCAACTAGGTAAACCATCCCGTTTTTAATGTTAATAGTTTTATAAGGTATCGTTATGTATATTATAAAACTATATATTAAAGCTGGTAGTAAAGATAACACCATTATACTAATAATCCCCATGATAATAAATATCATGGGGATTATAATTAGTACTGTTTAATTTTATATTTTATCTTCTTTGATAAAATTGTCATTCAAATAGTCGATACACATTTTAACAGCTTTTTCACTATCAAAATAATTATTGTCTTCAGCAATTGTAATAAGTGTACCTAACGCATTACAAACAGTTGTTAAGTCATCCATAACCATTTTTCTGGCACTGTCCTCATCCTTAACTGTTTCTACAACATTTTCTGGTTTTGTAATTCTTATAGGGTCTTCCCTCTCAGAATCTAAATCTATCATTAAAGTATTTTTCATAATACAAATATATATTTAATTGTTTGAAATGTCAAGTATATTACCTATACTTCTCTGGAACTATGTTAATTAATTCCTCAGAAAAATCGTATTTATCATTATACTTAACAACGTATCTAAGTAGTTTAGCTTTAAACTCTAAATCAGATTTACTTGTTTTAAATTTCTTAGGGTTTTCTTTTGCTTTCTCAATAACACTTAAACCAGCGTTAGCTTCTTTAGTAGTCCAAAAATGGTTTTCATCCATCTTGAAGAATCTGTTAAGTGGTTTCCTATATTTCCAATAAGCCATAAACGTTTCATTTCTCATCTTATTTTGGCTCATTTCACCTTTCTCTTGTGTACCATGAACTAATAAAGCAAAGTTAGATTCCTTACCACCCTTTTGTTTAGCTAAATCATCATCTAAGTCAACAACAAGACCAGCTTCTAAAACTTCTTCTGGTGTATTAAACACATGTGACTCTTTAACATCAACATTTGGTAAATCTCTATCTCTCTTACCACCCTTAGAAAGAGTTATTGACAAGTTAGGTATTTCATCTAAAGCATCTTTATATTTTTTAATGAACGGTACTGATTTAGTATACGCATAAAAATAAACCTTTGGGAATTTTTTAGCTGCTTCCATCCAAGCTTCCAAATATTTAGTGCTAAAGAAATCTCCAGATTCGTGAATTCTAATACCTTCTTTAACACCATCTGTATCAAAGAAATGTTTAATAGACCTAACTATCAAGTCAGTCATTGCTTTTACACCACCTTCTTTGGCAGCTTCATCAATTAAATCTTTATTATGCCACCTATTAGCTCTAATTGCATCGTATTGCATTTCTTGGTTAGCAGCATAGCAATCGAATTCAGCATCATCACCCTTAGTTACTTGTACATCACCCTTATAAGGAATCTTTTCACCAGTTTTATTACTAATCTTATATGTACCCTCTTTATCTGGGTCCATTTTTCTATACCTATCAACTTTTTTAAGACAAAGATTAGCAAATGGACATGTCCAGCCAGCTGGAAGTGAGAATGTAGCAACTGAACCACCAAGTTTTGTGTTTTCAGCACTAAATGTAAGTACACAAATATCTAATAAGGCATCCATCATATCATCTTCCATACCTTCATAAAGTTTGGTTACAAACTTGTTAGGTGTAGATGTTAATAAATTGTCTACAATCTCATTAATTAATTTATCATTATTGTGAATTTTTGTCCCTTCAAAAACATTATTAATTTCAGTTACGAAGTTTTTTCTATTCTCTTCGTGTTTTAAAATATTTTCTTTTAGTAGTTTTTTAATACTCATACCAATTCTTTATAATAAATATGTAAACTATTAATAAAGTTTACTTATTATTATCATTTAATCCCTTAATCTCATCTCTAAGAATTATAGCATCTTCGTACCTTTCTTCTTCGATTGCTAAAATTAGTTTTTCTTCTAAAGATAATTCACGTTCTTTATAAGCACCTACTATCTCTTCTTTAACAATTAGACCTTCTTCAGTCTCCCAAATACTTCGCTTAATTGTTTGACCATCTTCCTCAAAATGAGAGATATCGTCTGGTTCACCCAATTCATTTTCATGTGGGTTCCTAGTATTTTCATTTAACTCACTAAAATTGTTTAATCTTTTAATTAAGTTTTTAATTCTTTTTAACCTGTTTTCAGACCCTTTATCAAAAGCGTCATTAAATAAATCATCAAACTCTTCGAACATAACTTTTTTTTTTACTGTTTTTATTATAAAGGATATATCAAAATAAAAGCCAATTACTTTTTTCTGACAAATTTTCTACGCTTATACTTTAGAACTGTCAAAATATACCTAAATGGATTTATTTTAATTAAATAAAAATATAATCCAAATAAAAAAACTGATAATAGGTAGAAAATAAAGGTAGTAATTGCGTAAGAATCGTTTGTCATTTTTAAAACCATGTAAAAAAGTGCATCGTAACCCATTGGGTTCAGAAACATTGCTGTCATTAGAACTAATGTTGCTTTTTTGTTTCTGTTTACTGCCTTCATCATCCATATTTTTTTGTAATTTTTCCAACATAAACATCAAAATAAGCTAGTCTGGTTTGGTAACATATTTTCCCAATAGACTATTTGCTCATTAAGTTTCTTTAGTTTATTATTAATTGAAGCTCTTTCTTTCATTAACTGTTTTTTATCGTCATAAAGAAATTTTAGAGCTTCATCAATATCATATTGAGTAACCGTTTTACTCTCTACTAAAATATTTAACTTATCTTTAATTTTATCCTTCATATTATATAAATATGAAGAATATTATATTTAAGACATTATAACTTCAATCTCATTTAATTTATTTAAGCCACTTGCGAAAAAATTAGCTTCCTTTTCTCTTCTATCTTTCAATCCAGGGAATTTTCTAAAAGACCTACGACTAGTCTTCATTATTTCGTCTTTAGCCTTTTCATATTTACCTCTTTTAACCAACTGTATAAAATGAGAGTTTCTGAACCCACTTCTACCCATATTAAATGCCATAGATACCATAGCATCATACATATCCTGGTTAATATTGTATTCAATACCCTTATCATCCCAACTAGATAAAACATCGTTAATTGCGTCTTCAGCTTTTTTTATGTCGGACCTAAGTAGTTTTTCAGCTTCTGCTCTAGTTATTGTTTGGCCATCCTCGAATTGAGATGTTCTAATTTTTTCCGCATGACCCCAACCAACGGTCACCATTTTATCACCAAGTTTATAAGCAGTAAGTACAGGTTCACCCTTTTGTTTTTCATCACCCTCTTCGTTCTTTATGAAATTAATTAAACTATCTGATGCAGATGTGGGTGTATTAATTTTTGTAGGTGGTGTCTCTACCTTATCACTTATAGTTGACATAACTTCATCTTTTATTTCTGGAGCATGAACAGTCAATATATTATTCATAGAAGACATTGATAATAAACCTATTAAACTAATAACACCGTACTTTACTAATTTCATTTTTATTTTTTTAGGTAGTTTTTTGAATTTATCTATTAAAGTTTTTAAAAATAATTCAGCTTTCTTTGGGGTGTTTATATCTTTTTTAGCTTTATCAATTCTTTCTTTAGCGATATCCCATTCAAATGTTATTGGTCCTTCGTTTTCAAAAAGCATTAAGATTTCGTTTAAATCATTTTCATATGATTTAATTAATAAAGCTTCGTTTAATAATGTTTTTACTATAGTACTCAAATCTATTTACTTGTTGTTGGGTTGAATCTCATTCTTATTACTCTAGATAGTATTTTAAACAAATCTTCTTTAGTTCTATTTTCACGTTTATCTATATAATTATTAATAATTTTCGCAATTCTAATTTCTTTTTTTCTACCCAACTGAAATTTGTAATTAATAACATCGAACATACTCATAAAATAATAACCGTTAAATTTACTCGCTCTACTAAATATTTTTTTTTGTGGGTCAACTTCAGTACTCGCATATTCACCACCAGCTTTACTTGGGTCCCACTCTTTGAATACTTCAATATCCATTTGTGTTAATCCTAGTTCTTGTGGTCTGAATATACCCTTTTTTAAATTATCATTAAAAGAATCCTCATCAACTTTATCAGAAACATTATTTTTTAGTGTTCCCCAAAGCTTTGGGTTTAAAGGTATTACAATATCTAAATCACCAGGTTCGCTAGGTATTTTAACCATTTTTTCTTCTGAAATTTCACTACTTAAATCATTTATTAATTCAACTAATCCTGGATACAAATATAATCTAGCTGACCCAGCTATGAAATATTTTTTATCTCCTGTGTCTATACCAAAATTTTCGAATACTACATCCTTTGATTCTTCTAGTAATGCGTCTAGCTTTGCATTACCTTCTTCTAATAATACAGTTTCATTAAATGCCTCTTCTAGTTTATTCCAGGCATCTAAAATTACCATTTCTTCATATATACTATATAACTTCATATGTTTTAAGTTTCTCAATAGCTTTATTATTATATTGAGATTTAATACTCAATGGTTTTAAGTTAAAAATCATATTGGCTGGACTTGGTCCTTTCATAAATAAGAAGTTGTAAGCAGACCATTCAGATTTTAAATAGTAATGCTCATCTTTTAAAACCTCAATTAAAGGATAACCATGTTCGTCAATATATTTCCAATCATAAGTATTACAAATCTTACTCACTTTTTTAATAAATATTAAGTATTCGATAATTCTTATACTTAATAATACTAACACAACGATACTTGAACTCATAATAAATGTCATAACTATAAATATTAATGTTTAATCAAATATAGTAATTAATTTTCAATTATCAAAATTTAATTCAAATTAAATTAAAAACTATCATTTTATCATATTTAATCACTTTGACATTTAATGGTAATATATACTCTTTAAATTCTTGGAAATTGAAGTCCGAATCTTTTATTAACAGACATAGATTAGTATCGTCTGTTAATTGTAAATCTTCATCTTTGAAGACCTCGATATCATACCTAGAATTAACTAAATCTAATATATCTTTTTTTAAGTTTAATGTACTTAACATGCTTCAAATATAGTAATAAATATTTAAATATAATTATAAAACCTTAATCATTTACAAATAAATTTTAAACCTTATAATTAAGTATGGTTAAGGGTGTAGTATATTTAATAACTGATTGGAGTTCTGTCCCAGAAAAGTACAAAATAGGTATAACTAAAAACTCACCTAATGATAGGTTAAAGTCTTTACAAACTGGTTCATCTGGTGAATTAGTTTTACTTAAAACATATGAATCTTACAATTATCGCAAAATAGAAAGTGCATTACATAGAGGTTATAAGCCTTATTCCACAGATGGTGGTAAGGAATGGTTTGAATTACCAAATGAAGTGGCTCTTAATTTTATTAATGAATGTAAACAGATAGATGATAATATAAAATTTTTAATGGAAAGTGATAATCCATTTATTTAATTTACATATTAACAAACATCAGCTTCAAAACCACAAGAACCGTTTTTCTCAATACATTCTTTAATCTCATACCCTAATTTTAAATCAGCATAATCTTGTAAGATATCCCTTACAACATATTCATCAACTTCAACACCTTCATTGATGAAATATTCCACTAAAATTTCGTAATTATATGAATCTCTTTCGTCAAAAAATTTATCTAATATAGTTTTTTTATCACTCATAAATTTTTCAATCTCCTCAATCTTTTCAATAACTTTTGGTAAATGCTCTTCTTTAAAATAATAACATAAAGGTGCGCATTCTTCACCAAAATCTTCCGCTAATTCTTTGTCAATCTGACCTTTAACACCAAATCTATCTGCGGCATCACTTGATTGTACTCCAAACCAAAATTTACCGCTTATATCACCATCATAATATCTTCCCATGACTTTTTTTTATTTAAATTAATTATCTTTTAATACCGTAATTTGATTTATACCAAACTCTTTCATGAATATAGTAAAGAGTCATCTTACTTATGACTTCAACACCACCTATGGATAACCCTATTTTCCAGTCACCAGTTATTAATCCACCAATAACTATTGTATCTATTGTACCTAATACCCTCCAAGTTATTGTTTTTAAAATATGTCTTTTATGACTTATTTCTGGTTTCATACATAGTTAAGTTATAGTAAATAAAATCTACACTATCCTCTATACTCATCTTGTCTGTTTTAATAAACATATTAGGGTTTTTAGGTTCTTCATAAGGTGAGTCAATACCTGTAAACATAGGTATTTCACCAGCTCTAGCTTTCTTATATAAACCCTTTGGGTCACGTTCTTCACAAACATCTAATGGTGCCTTAATATAAACTTCAATAAAGTTATCTTTACCTATTATATCTTTAGCTATTCGCCTTTCATTTTCAAATGGTGAAATAAAAGCTGTGATAACTATAACACCTAAATCAGTCATTAGATTTGCAACTTCAGCTATTCTCCTAATATTTTCTTTTCTATCATTATCAGAAAACCCTAAATCTTTATTAAGACCCATCCTAATATTATCACCATCCAAAACATAAACTAATTTACCTTGATTATGTAGCTTAGACGCTAATTCATTTGCTATAGTTGATTTACCAGAGCCAGATAAACCTGTTAACCAAATTGTTTTACCTTTTTGTTTAAGCAAATCTTCTCTTTCTTCTCTAGTTACCCTTTGTGTAACTTTAAATAAATTATTCATAATTATGATTTTTCAATTTTAAAACACTTCTTACATTGTTTAAACCCACTATCAAAAGGTGGTTTCCAGTCGTGGTCACACCTTTTGATTTTGCGTTTTGTTTTAAAATTACTAATAAAACTCTTAATTTTTTTAAACAAAATATTAAAAATTTCTAGTATCCTCAACAAATTTTGTTGGGTTATTTAATATCCATTCCATAAGTGGTCTTTGGAATCCTCCTGGAAGTGGAAAACCTTTCATATATAAGACACCAGCTACTATATGAAATTCTTCACCATTTTTAAACTCCATTACTTGTGGAATTTCTTTTAATTTTAAATTTTCAGCATGTTTAAGTCTAAACACTCTGTTACCTATTAATCTTTCTCCCATAATTTATTTTTTTAAAACGGTATATCGTCATCACTGCTATGGTCTGGTATTACAGTTTCAATTTTTTTTGTTTTTGTTGTTGCTGCCGCACCTTTAACATCTATAGTCTGACCATTCAGATTAACGTAATACTTTCCCTTATATTCATTACCTCTTATAGAAAAATTAATAATAACTTCATCACCTACGTTGACATTATCTAATGTTAGTGTTGAGTCTTTCAAAAACTCAAACTTAACGTCCTGTGGAAATTTATCATCAGATGTGATAACTATTTCTCTCTTTTTAAATCCAGAATCCCATGTTTGGGTTTCCATAACTTCTTTAACTGTTCCTTCAAATGTGTATAACATAATTTAATTTTTTTACAAATATAGTTAATTAAAACTTAATAATCAAGTTAATAATTATTATTTATTTTTTTTATTTAAGACCAATAGATACAGAGGTCATATGTAAATGTAACCCAGTTAGCTCAACCTCATTTTTTGTACTTATAGCACTGGTTAATATAATTTCTTTATTATCATAAAAATCAAATGTGTATCTGAAATCTTTATTTAATAGACAATCATTGAAACTATAGTTATTAGTTAATGTAAACCAAAATAACTCATTATTAATATCTAGTTTATCTTCTGTTGAAGTGGCGAACCAAACATCTTTAACATCATCCCAATAAACTTTAATCAACGTCTTCATCATCATCATCTTCAGTATCATCTAAATTAGTCAAATCATTTCTCATATCTTTGTAAGCATCATATATATCATCAGTCATTTGATTATTTAAATCATTTAATGATTCTGTTGAGGCATCTCCATACTGCGAGTCAATAACTTTCTTTGCTGAAAACATAGCACATAAATCACTGAATAGTTGTACATCCCTCTCTTCGAATATTATACCACTGACCAATATCATAAAATTACCAACACTAGTTATAGTGTAATCTTCTTTATTAGTACCTTCTTTTATTAAAGTGTTTCCTATATTAAAAAGTTTTTCACTTAATTCGTCATGTCTTTTATTGATTTCCATTTTTGTTTTTTTTTATTTAATAAATGAATTATGGTGTAATTTCTGTAACAATACCTTTAACTGCAAAGTCTTTGACACTCTTCCAATGTTCTATATTGTTACTGTCGTATGGCTTACCTTTATTTGAAGTATTAACAGCCAACGTTATATGTGGTTTATCATTATTTGAATAATAACCCTCGACACCAACAGCAATAGCTTTATCTGATACCCCTAATGATTTAACTGTTAATGTAACCTCTTTACCTAAGTCACCTTCTAAATCTTCTGGTAAGCCTTTACCAAAAACAATTGTCATGTGATGGGCGAATGTTTTCCAACCTTCGGGTATTGAATCTTTAAACTCATTCAATAATCTTTTGCTCTCGAAATCATCTAAAACAACTGCGGAATACAGAATCTTTTTTGGTTTATCGGGTTGACTATCGAATCTAGATTTAGAATTAATAACCTTTTCAAGTGAAAGTGGTCCAACGCTCTTATGTGCTTGAATCATTTGTGATATTTTTCCTAGTGGAACCCCATGCGTATTTCTTTCTGCCAATTCCTCAGCTGAAAGTCCTCCAGTACCAACATCAACAAATTTAATATTTTCATTAGCATATCCCATATTAAGTGCTGACTCAATATAATTTTTTGGTTCATCTGGTCTAATATTGGTGTTATCTACTATAACTGGTGACACACCGCTTTTCATTGCTTTTTCAGCCATTTTGAAGTTAGTGGCATGCATTTTACCAATTGGTGCGTAGTTACCGTTTTTAAACATATTTGAAAAGAACTCATTATAATCACCTTGTGCTTCAATCCTGTCGTCCGTTGAGAATATCTCACCACTACCCTTCAACTCTCTTGCTTTAGTTGATTTACCAGCACCTGGGATACCTCTCATTATGATTAATACTTGGTCTGGTCTACTTACTGTAGAACCTAGTGCGTTTTTTTCTACTTCTTCCCTTAATATCTTTTTTATAGTATCTTTCATAGTAAATAATCTTTAAATTTTTTGTTTATTTCTTCTTTAGTTAAATATGTTTCTAATAATATTTCAGTTTCTGAGAAGTCTCTATTAATGGCCAGTGTTTTATAAGAGTAGAAGTCTTCAGAAAAGTCATTGACTAAATCATCAAAATGTTTTACTTTTAAGTTATACTCATTAATGTTTTTACCATCTTGGTGTGTTTTGTAATATATCATAGTTTCTAGATAATGAAACCTAACATCTTCATGGTCAATAGAATTCATAGTATCTAATATTTCATCAATACTAATATTGTAACC